GCCTAAACCCGTAATTTTATTGCTGTTAAAGGGGATATTTGCTGTGATGGTAGTTTGTCCATCTTTTGTAATACATTGAGACAATCCAGTTGCCATGCCGTCAAATTCTCCGTCCATACGGCTTGCGGTAATTTTAAAGCCATTAGCTTTATCGGTTACCCAATTATAAATTCTATTAAATGTGCCTGACCCGTTAAATGCCATTTTGGTTCTCCTCGTTGTTTAATTGTTCTGTTGCCATTGCTCTACCTAATTTTGAAGCAATTGGTGCGGTAAAATTTTTATTTGCAAAATTATCAGCAAATTTTTGTATTAACATTTTTTCTTGTGGTGTTTGTGCTTTTTGATATATGCGGATTAAAACTTCTACTGATTTGTGCGGATTAACAATAATGTTTGCTAATTCTTTTGCTGTTTGTTCATTTAAACCGTAATATCTTTTTTTAATAGCATCGGTTGCTACTAATATTGCATCTCCTAAACCTAATGTTTTTATATTAACAGCACTTTTTGCCATTTTTGTTAATAATTGGTCGGTTTCTTGTATATTAAAATCAGTTCTTGAGCCACCAACAATTCTTTGTTTTGTATCAAAAACTCTAATTTCATCATTCATTCTTTTAGCAAAATCATTAAATTGTTTTGGGTTATTAAATACAGCTTTAAGTTTTTCTCTTTCTAGTGGTTGCGAGAATATTTTGCGTGCAGATGAATTGCCATCGCCAGTTTTATTAATTTTATCCAAATAATAATCTTTAACACCTATTTTATGGGTTTCTCTTTCTCCATTGCTTAAACCAGAAATAAATCTTTTAACTTCTTCGCCATTTCTTAATTTACTAAAATTTAAACCTTCTTCTTGTGCGTTTAACAATGCCGACTCGCCAGCAAATAATTTATTAGCTTGTTTATAAGTTGGACTAGCTTTTTCAAGTATATCTAAAACTTGTCTTTTAACTCCCATTAATGCACCAACACTTTCTTTGTCTCTTATGTTTTTAGCGGCAGATATGTCTCTATCAATCATTTTTTTTGCACCAACTAAAACTTCAAAACTATTATTAGAAAGTCTTGGATCAACAAATAATGGTTCATTTTTAGCTGCATTTACATATTTCGTTATATTTGGATTATCATAAAGTTTTTTTGCTGGTGCGTCAACCTCAACAATTTTTGTCAAGGGAGTTCCCGTTGCTGGATCTCTTAATTGTTCTCCTTTATTATTTAAAATTGGTTGAGATACTTTTACTTTTTCAGTCTTTAAAAACTTTTGTAAATTTTGTTCGCCTTCAATTCTAGCTTGTTCATATAAAGGGATAGATAATGCTTTCCTACGGGCAATTGTATCATCAAGTTTATTAAAATAACTTTCGGCACTTAAATTATTATTTAATAAATCCTCAACTCTTTTTGCTGATGTTATAGATTTTTTATTTATGTAATCAGCAATAACTTTATTGCTACCTTGGGTTTTACCAAGTAATCTAGTTAATCCTAAAATATTTTCATCTCCTTGTTCAGGCAAGTCTGTTATCCTTTTTTCTCTTAATTTGCCTGCTAATTTACGAGCTTGTGTGCCTGCTTCTTCGGGGGTTATAACTTTAGATAAAACTTTTTCAGGAGTATTTGGTTTAAATTTTTGAATAATACCAGGAAGGGCTTTACTTGTTTTACCTAATGCTTTGCCAGCTTGTTGACCAGCAACGCCACCAACGCCACCAGCGATTCCACCAGCTAATGAATCAGTTAATGATTGCGGTAAATTGCTAATATCTTTAGTTTCTCCTAATGCTGTTGCGCCGCCAATTACCGCTCCACCTACTAAGGCTTGTTTTGCTGTATTGCCAGCTACACCTAAGCTTTTTAATATTCTTCCTCCTCCAACAACATCAGTTGCTAATTGACTTACAAAGGATTGTTTCGGATATTGCTCTCTTGCCTGTCTTAACTTAGATAATTCATTGCTTAAAGCCTCATCATAAAATCTTGATATTGATTCATCGCCACCTTGTGCTTTTGCAGATATTGCACTTAATCCCGCTTTAATTCTTGGTGCAAATGGAACATTTGTTGCTGTAGTTAATAAAGCTTCTTTTTGGCTTAAAGGTTGAGGTTGCGTGTTTCTTTCTACATATTGCGTAGGTTGAGTTGGAACTCTTTCTTGCGGTTGTTGCATTTGTTGTTGCCCGCCAAATTGATTATTGGCAAATTCTAGAACTTGGTCGGGTGTTGTGCCTTCAGCCACTTCAAATCTTCCTATTCTTCCGTCTGGTAATTGTATTTTAGCTATTGGCATTATTCAAACCCCAAAAATTTAATATTGCTAGCTGGTTTTTGTTGTGGGCTTCTTTGATTACCCATCATTGTTGTTAAATCTAAACCCATTTGATTTGGATCTACATTTTGGTTGTTAATTTGAACGCTTCCTCTTTGGTAACCTTCGCCTGCTCTTTTAGTTTGCCTTTCTATTACCTTTTGGATTACTCCTTCCATAATTTGTAAATTTTTAAACAATTCTTTTTCACTAATTCCTTCTCTAATAGCAGAGTGAGCGTTCACGAATGCTTTACCTTCTTCATTAGATACCGCACCAGTTCCAGATCCTTTTAAAGTATTGAAAGCTTGAAGAAGTTGTTGTCCTTGAAATTGTTCTAATAATGCTTTTGCTCCAGCCGCATTACTACCAGCAATTGGATCTTTTTTGCCAAGATAAGATAAAATTGCACCACCGCCTTTAGCACCAAATAAATCAGGAACGCCAGGGTGAGTTTTAAAAGCTTTTATTACATTTAAAATATTATCACTTTGTGCCTGAACATCTATTAATTTTTCTTGTGCCTTAACATCTTCCTCCGCTTTTCCTTGAGCAAAAGCGGATTCTCCCGCTATAGAAGGTTTATAATTTAAATCACTAACATTTTTAGCAGTTTGTTCCATTCCTGTCTTTTGAGCTCCAGCTTCGCCATAGCCTCCTAATGTTTCAATAGCTCCAGTTGATCTAACAATTGCACCTTCACCAGCTATATTTCTTTTAACACCAAGATATTGAGATTGTTGTTCTGTTGGTAAAGTTTTATAATATTCAAATTCTCTAATTGCTGAAGGAATATTGCTATTTTGCGATTGAGGTAAAGCCATTGAGAGATAATAAGCTTCTCTGCTTTCAGGGCTTAATCTTGAGGCTACATTAGCTAATTCAGGATTGCCTTTTTCCGTTGCAAATTGTGCAAAAGCATCAGCGTCTTCCGAATTTAATTGAGCTAATTTTTGTTGATTTTTATATTGAGCAAATGCACCTACGCCAGCAGTTAAACCTTGAGCTATAGCTCCAAATGCTCCAGCTCTACCACTTCCAAAGTTGCTAGGATCCATAGCAAAGTCACTAACACTTTGAGAATTTGCTAAAGCATTTTCTAAAAGCTGTCTTTCAACATTTTTGCCCCTGCGAGCTAATGTTTCAATTCTTACATTAGGTCTCATTAATTAACCCTCCTAAATTCTATTCCAATTTGAGAGTAATCAACCATTTTATAACCCTCTGGACTAATTCCGACGGCTTCAGGATAGGTTTTTTCTACATCTTGAGCCATGACACCTTCAAAGCGTCCAACTCCATATTTACTATTTTTATACTCAAATGAATAAATAGGCAAGTTATTTATTACTTTATTTTCAAATTTAATATTAGTTTTTAAATCAATATCAGAAGGAGAGGGTTTAAAAGCGCTAGCAACTCCACCAATTGCAGAACCTGCGGCTTGCCATTTAGCGGCTGTTATTTGTGCTTTTGCATTGCGTCGGGCAATTCCTTCTTGCGACTGCCTATTAAGATTTGCTTGTTCGGCTCCCATTAAATCTAAACCTTGATAATTTGCTTGATATTGTCCAAAATTAGCTCCCGCACCAACTTGAGTTCTACCTAACAATGAAGATATTTCATTAAATCTAGCGGCTCTTTGTGCTTCCGCTGTTTGAATGCCAGTTTGTAAACTTTGTAAAGATAAAGCGTTTAATTGGTCGCCTTGCGAGCGTTCTAACCTATTCATTTCGGAGTTGTAAGCTTCACTTCCAATAGGAATGCCTTGATTTGCTAATCTAGTTGCCAAAGCTTCCCTTTGGTTTTTTAACTCAGGGTCTAATTGTCTTTTTCCTAATTCAAATGTTGCTTGCCTTACTGCTTCGTTATCAGTTGAAGGCAAATTACCAGTTAATGAGCCACTTAGTTGCATTGCTAACCTTTCTTGGTCTAATCTTTGATTTTTAGTAAAATCAGATTCAAATAATTCTAAAGTGTTGGTGTACGGATTGTATTTTTGCGCACCTTCTGGTGTGTAGATGTTAGGATTGTTTAAAAGTAAATCCTTTTTTTCTGCATTACTCAAAGAACTAAATAAATTTTCTTGCGTTACTGCTGGATCTGGTTTTGGAAAAAATAGAGGATAACCTTTACTGGTTGTTAGTGGCATATATTTTATAAAATATTGTTAACATTAACGCTATAGTCGGTTCTATACCAACTAAGCTGTTGACCTTTTAAATTAGCTTCTATCCTCATTGACAAGTCAACACCTTGTCCAGACGCATAAACTAATTTGTTTTGTGTTTCGTTTTCTGAAGACCATTCAGAAGTATCCCATTCGGCAACATCCCAAATACTTCCGCTTGCTTCGACGCTGTTTGTTTGTCTTGTTAGTGTTCTGCCGTAATCAAAATTAACAATGCTATTTACAGTTGCGGAGCCATCAATTTTTATGGTATTTCTATAAGAATTAATAATTTTTTCAGCTGGTGAGCCTAAATTGTTGTAAGCTGTTTGTGCTTTGCAATTAATAAAAGTTCCGTTGTCTTCTGAACCTTCGTCAAATAAATATACCGCACCATTACCGCCAAAATAAAGCCTTTGATTATATAAACCCCAAGTTATAGCGTTTAGTCCAGAAAATTTAAATCCTGCGCCTGTAATTGTACTAAAACCGTATTGCTCGTATTGTGTATTTGTAGCGAGTGGAACATTAAAAAATAATAAACCGCCTCTAGGATATGTTACTACTTCCCAACCGCTATTATTAATATATCTTTGAGCAACATCAATAACCGCACCACTTAATTTGGTATTACTAACAATTTGCCCTTCATTTTGTAATACAGTTGAGAATAAAACAAAGTCTTGATTGGTTAATATTGCAACATCGCCAGATACTTTACAAGTTGACCTAATAGACATTGGCACGCCTATTTTATAAACGCCAACTAATGCCCATTGATTAGCATTGCTGGGGTCGTCTCCTTCATAAACAACCGCATAACCATTTGACATTATAAAGGCAGAATAATCATCAACGCCCGCTCCTCCATCTCTAGTTATTGTTTCCATTCTTAAAACATTGCCACCATTAGGGCAAACAAAACTTAAATCAAATTTACCAAATGTTCCCGCAATAGTATTTACGGCACCGTGCCAAAAATAAGGGTAATTGGTATCCCAAACATAAACGGTATTTTTAAATATGTTTATTCCATTTAAAGAAGAAGCAGAACCGCCAGTAGGATTTATTGCATTGCTTGTAATTGTTGAGCCATCAAATTTGATTGGAGCATCTTGCCCGTTTACTAATAAAGTATAGCCATTAAAAGCTACCGTTGACCATTTGTTGTTAGTATATCCGCTACCTAAAACACTTACACTTGCGGGGTTTGTAATGTTGCTTATTTTTCCATCATGGCACGCTAAAAATTTTCTTGTAGCTTGTGAGTAATGTTCAATTAATGTTTCAACATAGCTAGTTAAACCAGTGCAATAAGAAATAAAACCTTTTCTTGATTTTACCGCTCCTTGTTCGGGTATAAAATTTTCTAATACAACCGCATCAGTTGGCTCCATGTTGCTTTCAGAATCTCGAGTATTTAAACCGCCGTAAGGTGATGGAATGTTTACTCTAAGCGCTTGTCCGTTTCTTTCTTGCAATAATGGTTTTGAACTGCGTGTTTGTCTCATACATTAATTGGTTTATAAGCACTAATATTAGAATTATAAATTTCAATAATTGGTTTAGCTGTAATTGTTCCTCTCGATCCATTTGCTTTAATTCTTTCGGCAATAGCTTTTTCGGCAATTAACTTTTCTTCAGCGTAAGCCCTGCCGTTATTTTTTAACCATCTCCAAGTTGTGTCTAATCTCAGAATATATTCATCAATTACAGGAACATCGCTATCAGCTAAAAAACCTGTTTGTTCGACATTAGTAGAGCTTTTAACAATGTTTTTTGTAATATATTCATACACATAGCTTTCAACAACTGACGGCGTTCTGTGAATAACTACTTGATTATTTCTAATTCTGTAGTATTGAACCGTTTCGGCTTGTGTAATTAATGAGTTTTTTAAAACTCTCCAGCTTTCAGGAGTTAAACCCCCTATCATTGCCCAATTTTGGCTAGCATTCCAAAAAGTATTATCAACCAATCTATCAAAATCAGAAGGTAAATCATAAGTGGCTTGGCTTATTACGCTTGAAAAGTTATTTTCTTTTTGAAGCTCCTGCCATTGATAATTTCTAGCTAAATCAGTTACACTAGTTTTTACTGCTTGAAATATTTGTTGAGAAACATCATCGTTATTCCCAATGATAGTTGCGGGAATATTCGATGATTTAGTTTCTCTTAATATATCTGTGCAAAGGGTAAGTAAACTCATTATTCTAATTCATTAATTATTTTTGGTTCTTCTTTATTATTTTTTTTAGATTTTTCTTTTAATTTAGCTAATTCTGCTTTTAATTCTTCAATTTTTATATCTTTTGATAAATCAATTTTATTTTCTTCTTCTATTTCGTTTTTTCTATCTAAATAGATTTTATGAGCTTTTTTATAAACTTCATCGTATTTAAATCTTTTTTTGGTTCCAGTTTTTAGGATAATTACATAATCATTTTTTTCTACGCTTTTACATACTACAGAATATGGATCTTCTTTATTGTAGATTTCAACATATAAATCATAAATTGGCTTACCATCTTTGTCTAAAGTGTCTATTGTTTCTAAATCTTCATTCGTGGTTTGTCTTTTTTTATCAAAAAACTGAACAATAAGTTTGTCTTTTTCTTCGGTTCTATATTGGTTAATTGGCTCTACAATATTTGTCATAATTTATAATTTAAGATTAAATTAGGGGAGTATTATCCCCCCTAATCATAAGTTTTAGACTGTTGCACCATCTTGAACAAATGGACGCTCAATCTCTAGTTCAGCGAGTCCTGCTGAAGGAGTTCCTATAGCAGAAGCACCTTTCATGCGATAAATTAAATCACCAGCAACTGCGGCATCATCAATTGACCCAGCTGTTGCGGTTAAATAACAAATAGCATCATCAGCAAAAGCCGCTAGAACTTTACCAACTGCTTTACCAAAAATTTGATACCAACCATATTGATTGGCAACATTGGCAGACATAGCAATGGCAATTGGAGCTCTAGCGTTAGCTACAGCCAATGAAGTTGTAAAATCATCAGCAGAGTAAGTAACAATTGAACCAACAGCTGTAGAAGCTACACCTTTTAAGTATATAAATTCACCAGCTCCGTAGTTAGTTGTATCTTTATCAACAGCTCTAATAATTTTACCTAAAGCAGAATTACGAGTTGTTGAAGTTTCAGATATTGCTTGTGGTACAATATCAGCCTCAATATTTATAAAATTAGACATATTTTTCCTTAAAATTAATTTTTAGCAACACCATGAACTCTAGCAGAGCTTATAGTTAAATTTCCATACATGTATACAGGAGTCACATAATACAATTGATTAATTGGTCTTTGTGTTTCGCCTTTATCAAATAATGAATCAGTTAAATGTTGGAATCTAACATAATCAGTATTTAAGAAATACATGTGATTTTCAGGGCAACTTGGATCATAAACAACTTGGCTTGATTTGTAAGCTAATTGTTCAAAGCCTAATTTTCCTTCACCAGTAGTTGTAATTCTTTGAATTTGTTGCAAAGAATTTTCAAAAAAAGTAAAATAATTTCTATCAGCAAGAATCAAATCAGGAAAAGCTCCTTCTTGAACTTGGCAAGATAGGTATAAACTATTCATACCAGCTTGAATATTTACTGCAGAAGCAACGCCACCAGCAGAGGTAGTAAAATCATAAGCTTGATTTCTCCAAAAAGTGTTGGTTGAGCGATCAATTCCGCCAACTGTTCCAGTTGTTGGATCGTCAGCAACTAACAATTGTAAACCGCCAATAGTTTGACCACTAGATCCAGTTCCATCACCGAATAAAGCACTTCCTACAGCATTTTTAAGACTATCAAGTAAATTTTTTCTTTTACCTTCAAGTAAATTAAAAATTTGAGCTTTACCTCTGTTTTGCAATAACTCTTTTTGAGAAATTGTTTCAGTACCTGTAAGCATTTTTTGAGAGAACACCGCAGAAGTAAATTCTTCTTGTGGAGTTATATCTAACAAATCTGTAGGGTCTTGAAATTGAACAGTTGTATTGCTTGCGTAAGCAATATTTTCTACAAATGATTTACCGCCAGTTTCGTGAACGATTTTACCTTTGTTTTGCAATGTTTTTAACAATGCGTTATTGCCGATTACCGAAGAGGTAAGCTTGTCTTTCATAAATGCGTCAAGAGTTGACGAAATTAATGAAGTATAATTTGGATTTCCAGCCATATAATTGTTGTTTTAAATTACTAAATAATTATATTCTTATACATAGTATTTACTAATTAGAGCTTTTTGAGTTTCTTCGTAAGTTGTTGGCTTATTTGCATTAGCTACAGGTTTAGAAATTTTTTGTTGCCTCTTGGCTTCATCGAATTTTTCCTTTTTTTGCTCATTCATTTCTTTTAAAATTTTTGCTCTCATTTTATCTTCATAATCAGGTTGCAATATTTCTAATTTTTTATAAGCTATTTCTAATGCTTTTTTTCTATTTTTTAAAGGATAATAATCTTTAACACCTTCTTTTTGTAATTCTTGATTATAAAAATTAACAAATTCAGATTGATAGCTTGTTATTAATTCTTCGTCACGGGAAGTATCCTCTAAAAAATCCGCCAACAATTCTCTTGCTTCTCTCTTATTAACCTCTTCTTGTAATTGTTTATAAGAATTTTGTTGTATATGTTTTGATTCGCGTCTGATTTGCTCTTCTGGTGTGAGATATAACTCATCTTCCATAACAGCTTCATCTACGGCATTTCTTAAGTCAAAATTGACTTGTTTTGCAAGGGCTTTAAAAGTTTCGGCAGGATTACTTTGAATACTCTTCAATAATCCGCTTATATTTTCAAGCTCTTTTTTAGAATTGCCTAGTTGTAAATGTAGCCTGTCTTCTCGAGCACGCTGTTCCTTGGCAATCTTTATAGCTTTTGCCCTGTCTTCGGGGTCTTTAAATGTTTTGACAGTTTCGATAAGTTCCTTAGGTAATCCCGATAATTCCTTATCAAAATCAACTTCAGGTTCTATATTTTCACTCTCTTTATTTTCGGTTTCTTCTTCTTGTGGTAATTCTTCGATATTTTCAGTTTCTACTATTTCTTCTTTTTCTTCAACAGCTTCTTGCTCTTGAATTTCAGAGTGTTGCTCAATTAAATTAAGCATTTCATTTTTGTAGTCTTCTTTAATATCCATAATAAAATAATTGGTTAATAATAATTGTCAAATAGTTTTTAATAATCTTTAATATGTTGCCCTTTTTGCTTTAAAGCTTCCATATAACTTCTTTTACTATCATAATGTTTACCATCACCGTGATTATAAATTGAACCGTATTTTTTAATATAATTATCAAGGCTTAAATCTTCTTTGACGCCCTCGGGTAATTTGCTCATTGGTCGGCTTTCTATTTCTAGCCAATGAGCCTCGCCGTTAATGTAAGTAAGTCTTTTAGTGGTCATTTAACAAT